CTTTAATGCCAGCTGATGCGAGCATCGCATAATCAACCGCACCTGCTGCAATTGTAACAACCCCAGCGTTAGTACAAGTCACGTCACCACTCAGAGCAAAGGAGCTATAATCAGTTCCGTCCGCGATGAGAAAATGAGTCGTGGTTGCCGCCAAAGAATCATCGAAGAGGTTCATCATCGATGGTTCAACAGCATCGCTTGCGATGGTCAAGGCGCCACCATCAGCAACGGTAGCATCCCCAGAAATAACGCCAAAGTAGTGATCGCGAAGGCTGTCAACACCAACCCTTTTGATTGTTCCTGCGTCAGAAATCATCAGCTCATCAGCATCAGCAATATTGGCATGAGCCAACTCAGCCTGACCAGAGATGATGTCTTCTGCCAACATGCCATGCTCAACGACACCAGAGCCGAGAGTCAAAGCACCACCAGCAGCAATGGTTGCATCACCACTAATATTACCAAAGATTGCATCTTCCAGGTTGGAAAATGTAATTGACTTAATGGCGTTTGACGCGTCGACGTCGCCGGCATATAGTAAGTCACCCTGAGCGAGATCAGACAATGTAGATGCACAGGAACCACCGTCAATTTTATCAAGATCAATAGCAGCATTTGAGGCAATACTAGCATTAACAACAGCATTTGCTGCCAACTGATCAGCTCCGACTGCATCGTCACCAATCATTGCCTGCTCAACAGCGTCGTTTGCAATAGTAACTACGCCCGCATTGGTGCAAGTCACATCACCACTCAAAGCGAAAGAACTATAATCGGTCCCATCAGCAATAAGGAAGTGAGTCGTGGTTGCGGCTAGAGAGTCATCAAAGAGATTCATCATTGATGGCTCAACAGCATCACTTGCGATGGTCAAAGCACCACCAGCAGCAACTGACGCGTCACCCGAGATGTTACCAAAGTTCCAATCTTCAAGATTTGAAGCAGTGATCTTCTTTTCGGTTCCACCATCGGAAAAGAGGAAGTGGTCGCCTTGAGCAACACCAGTTCCACCAAGAGCACTAAGCTCGTCAATATCAACACTAAGAACATTGCCACTCATGCCAAGACCGGCACCAGCAACTGCATCCTGACCAGGAGCAGAGAACTGATAGAAGGTAAGAGCTGTGGTACCAATGGTCGGGCTTGATGTCATAGAACAAACAAAGCCGTGTGCACCGTTGTCTGTACCCGCATCAACGAGGAAGAAGGGAGCCCCTAGGAACTCACTTGCCGCGTCAAAATCTGTCGCCCTTGTAAGGGTGACCGTCGAACCGCTCAAAGACCCAACAGTGTAAACACCATTCCATTTATTATGAACACCAGCACTATTCGAGTTGACACCGTCTTTAACCAAGACGCGGTCATCAGCACTCATTGTGACGCCGTCGACAGAATAAGAGGCTGAGCTACTACCCGTCAGTTTTGTAATTGTCATTCCACCGTTAGGATAGAAGGTGTTGGTGTTTGTGCTGTGGGTAGAATTGTAAGTAACAGCAAGGCTGGTACCCGAATCTTGGTCTCCATCCACGTTGAAAGCAAAATAAGTGTCTGATCCGTTGTACCATCGAATAATGTCCCCGTCGTCGAGGTCCATACCAGTCTGATTGCTGGCAAAAGTGATTGAAGTCGTTGAAGTGGTAAACGAACTCGATGTAACAGACGACGCGCTGAATCCTGTAAAAGAGCCCCAGGTGTTCCCACCAGCTGTAAAACCACCTTCACCGTCGGCCAGTACCAGGGTACTAGAACTAGCAGTAGATGCCATAGTAAATGATGCGGTATAAGCAGCTGCAACAGACTCTTTAACATCCATTCCACTAACTTGGGCATCAACATAAGCCTTGACAGACTGTTGTGTAACCAAGTGGCTAGCAGAGTTAGACGCCATGTTGTCTTCGTCTTTAATGCCAGCTGATGCGAGCATCGCATAATCAACGGCGCCGGCTGCGATAGTCAAAGCACCGCCGTCGGCGATGGTTGCGTCACCAGAAACAACACCAAAGTAGTGGTCTCGGAGACTGTCAACACCGACTCTTTTGATGGTTCCGGCGTCCGAAATCATCAATTCATCTGCGTCGGCAATATCAGCGTGAGCCAATTCAGCCTGACCAGAAATGATGTCCTCAGCAAGCATGCCATGCTCAACGACACCAGAGCCGAGAGTCAAAGCGCCACCAGCAGCGATGGTTGCATCACCAGATACATTGCCGAAAATGGCGTCTTCAAGAGCACTGGCCGTTATCGATTTGATGACTGTGCCATCCGTGTCATATAGAAAGAACTTGTCATTTTGGGCAAAGTCCGTAAGAACTGCCCCTTCTGAGGTCCAATCGAGTTTATCAAGATCAATTGCGGCTGAGCCGTTAACGTCAGCATTGACAATTGACAACGTCAGCTGGCCGTTTGAAGCGCCCATGCCTGTTGCGCCTCCAGCAAGCAAGACTGCGATATCGCTTATTAGGGCTTGCTTAAGTGTACCGCTGTCGGCCATGATGAGGCCGTCGCCGGCGGCCAATGTAACCGTCTCGGCGTTTGGAAGGGCTATCCTTCCTAAATTAATTTTTGTAATAGACATTTTTATTGTTTTCCTCCGTAAAATTTGAAAATATTTATTTCTATTTTACTCTTATTTTATTAAACAAAATAATACTGTAATCTCGTCAAAGATCGCCAAAACTAAATTAAAATTTTAATAAAATAGGAAAAGATAAAGGTGTGACTAAACAGGAACTAAACTTAACTAGTGCTTAAACTTGTCAAAAGCTACGAAAAAAGAATCTTTTTTAAGTTCCGAACATTGTTGTCAAAATTGCAGAAATCCGACTCCAAAAACTCTAGAGACCTCTGTTGGCACTCCCTATTTGGATCATCGAATCGAAAAAAGAATTTTCCACTATCCAGCCTCTTGCATTCAAGCAATTTAAACTTTCGAAGCTGCAAATAGGCTGCAATCCCGATGTCGGACGTTGTAAAACTATTGGATATCTCTGTCACGCTATATTAGCTCCTCTAATAGTGGAAGATCTACTATAAATAGTGCCAGGATTCTATATTTACTTGAAAGGTTCTACTTCTTTTTAATAAAGAAGCCTGGGTCACCTTCGTTCTCAGGTAAGTCAAGCTCCCAGTCCGGACCTGGGGGGACGTCAAACTCGGTTCTCAGCGAGTCAACAATATTCTGTAAAGCATTGTTAGCATTCAGAATTTTCTCCTTGAATGCATCTGTTTTAGACTCCGCTTCAACCAAAAGCCTGCCCAGTTGGGAAACCGCTTCATTCTTTTGCATAATCGCTTGTATAGTTGGAAGAAGTGTTTCCCAATCAACTTCTATTTTCTCTTCTGCAAGATCAACTGGTACTTCTGACTCGGTCGTAACAATTGTTTCTTCATTTTTATTCTCTTCTGTCACAATAAACTCCTTTTCAACAGTAAGATACATATAAGTATACTCTAATTATAGTTTAATTTCAAGTTTTTTTTAAGCTTTTATATAAGACATTAACAAAATATCGTCGCCGGTGATGATGTCACCCTTTTCAGCCCCGGTTTGTGGCGGAGCCCAGTCTGGGTCGTTACCAGATTGATCGACTATCGTTATACCGCTATAGGCGGCTCGGCCGAGGTGAGCTTCTGAACCATCCCAAACAATATAATCATTTTGGGGGCCTGGGTGTTGAAGTAGCCCATTCCAGAATAGAGTGTCCGAATTTGCTTTGAACGATGTACTTGTCGGAAAATGAAGATTACCATTGCCAACGCCGGCCGAGTTCCCGACGTTACCTAAAAAGTCCTTTACAACAATTATGTCTGCGACGCGGTCATCGACGATGCCCTGAATTATTGTGACATTTGTGATCGCGCCTCCCTCTGATGGGGCTCCTAGGTTTGATCCGAAGGCGCGTGGCGATGGTGGAGACAATGCCGGGCAACAAGACGCGGCGACCATGGCTGCATAACCAAATGTTTGTTCATAATCCCCAAGTGACCCATAAAGAGTTCTCTCACGTGGCATACGAAGCTCCGCAACAGATTCTCTTCTAACGATCTTTGGTGGAGACTGGTTGTCACCGGAGCCCATGACGTACCCTAGAACGCGGATGTCCAAATTAACTTGAAATTTTCTCTCTTCTTCCGTAAAGTCCGTTACATTGTCCTCTACTCCAAATTGTTCTGCAACAAACGCAGGGTATCTATGGCCATCCTTCTTGATGGTAAACTCATTTATTCCGCCGGTATATGTTATAAACGGTGTAATCATCGTATTTATCTGCTGTTGATACTCTGCCCTAAAAATAACCTTATATGTTACATTTATGTAAACCGGGAGTGGTATTGTATATGTGTCGTATACAACCTTCGTGTTACACCTTAGCGGTTTAAAGACCCCACGCAGCGTAGACCCGTCCGCGTTTGCAAAGTTTCTGGTTTTGCTTTGGTTTATTTTTCGAGCAATCATTACGGCTCCACCCTTGTGATCAGAGTCTACACTGAACATGCCCGGGCGGCCAATTCTTTTTGTTAGGCTTTTTTCTACCGTGGCACGTTGAACAGATATCACTGGAAAGATCATGGTGCCAGATTCGTCCCTCAAATCATCATAGTTTTTCGTCTGGAATGCTCTTTCCGACGAGGCCCAGATCACAGGTACTTTTTTAAACCCCTCCTTCGTCTGGACATGTATATTCCTATTACGAATCCAATCTAGAATGGCGCCATCAATAGTCTCAAATTTAGACTCTTGAATAGTAATCTCTGCAAGTTTTGTGGCGTTGTCGCATTCATTAGCCATTATAGAATAACCCCTTACGTGCCTTCACACACTTCACCGATATTTCGATCATGTGTTGGATTTGACCAAACAATTGTTTTGGTTCATTTATCGTAACTAGTTCATAATAAGACTCGCCATACATTATAAAGTCACCTTCTGATACATACAGATCCTGATCTTCTGACAATCTTCTTTTATGGAAGTGTACAACTAGTGAAGGGCGCCTATCAACGCCTAGGTTGGTTGTTGTAGTGTTATAGCCTTCCCATTCCACCAGTGCGTTTATTTTTATAGGATCTGCAAATACTTTATCTATAGCCTCGCCATAAATCTCATGAAAGTTTGAATGCTCAACACTCAAAGGATAATACAATATTGTTTGGCCAATGACCCTTTCAATTAGTTCGTCGTTGACTTGCTTGACCAGATTTCTTTCCTTCTCGCCCAAAAACAAGGGCGGCGGAGGACTATCTGGTTGATCCCATTCGTTGGCCATTCATTAAATCTCCATTATCCAACAAATACTGTCAGCGGAATTCGTTCCTGAATCTTTGTTGTGTTCTCTGTTATAGCCCCCTGTTGTTCGACGAGCTTCGGATATGTCATTTCGGCAAGGGTTGTCTTTAGCTCTTCTCTGAGCTTTTCTTGCTCTTCTCTTCCTTGGGTTATTAGATCGGTACCATTCAGTGTTACTGCTTCTCCTGGGATCGGGATGGATCCAAATTTGCTTCTTACCTGTCCTAAAATTTCTTTGCTAATCGCTAGTGCAAACCGACGGATCCATTGTTTGCCCATAGAGTTAATGTTGTTGAATGGCAAATTGGAGAATGGCAAGGTGTTCATGTTGTTAATACCATCTAGTGTTGATAATCCCGCCTCAGAGCCATCCAATATTGCATCCTCTGGTATAATGAAACGGAACCACATCTTTGGCGTATAATTGTTCCTTGGTGTGGGATAAAGCCGCAGCTTGTTGTTTGTGACTTCATATGACCAATGGGACAACCTAGTGTATATAGCGTCCTCATAGGCAAGCGCTTGGGCTTTATTGTGCCAAGTCGGTACCAATTGGAAACTTGAGTCATCAGAAAACTGGCCATAGTTATGTAAGTTCCCCACTACGTTGAGACCGCCATAGTAACCATAAAATCTCCAAGCTGCAGAGGCTGTTCTATAAAATACCTTTTTTATTAAGATCTTCTTTCTTGCTGCGGCGCCGCCGATGTGATTCTCCCATGCAGAACCAGCGGTTGCATCTTCAACAATTTTTTGTAAATCGTATTCTTGAACATCTGTCATTGTAGTGAAAGAGGCTGAATACTCTGTCAAGGTGCCTCCCAGCCCAGTTTCGCCAGAAAACCCGTCTGCTGCAGTCTTGGCATAACCAAACTGAAATTTTGGCACCCGCAAAGAGGCATGCTTCCCATTTAGTGCGGTTTTGAGATCACCATCCTTTAATTGTCCTTTAGAGTCAAAAGTTCCCGTGCTATCGCCGAGCATACTGGGTAATGCATTGGAAGCCTGATGGATATTAATTATATATGAATACTCCAACGTTGCTTCCTCATATGCTGTATAAATATTTTTTGTACTCAGCTCTATATCTAACACATCGCCACCTAACTTTCTGTAAGTATAGGTAACCTGATCAACGGCGCCGGTGACGAAGTCTGCAGAATACAGCTCTGATGTCGCGTCTGAATATACTCTGTATGGCAAACTGGCATCAACGTCTGTGTAGCTTCCGGATGACGGGAGGATCGACTTGCTCATTTGACTAATTGGTGTTAAATCTGGATATGACATATAAAAGCCCTCAAGTTTAAATAGTAGGCTGTTCAAAGAAAAACCCCAAGCATCCAAAGACACCTGGGGTTTTTAGTAAGCGTTATGCTTTAACTAGTTGTTCAGCCAGTCAAGTGACGACAAACAACAAGGCCATACATATCAGGTCGAACCATCTGCTTCGCATAGCGGGTCATAACACCCTTGCGAGGCACGAAGTCTTCCGGCCCGAATATTGTAGGCGTGGTCTGCAGCGGTACGTAAGGAGCGTAGACATATCCACTTTCGAGGAATGAACTACCCTTGCGACCGACCAAGATCACATTACGTGGGAAATACGGATCAACGTAAACGTCCCACTTCTTGCTGATACTACCAGCCTTAACGGCCCCAACAGAGCCCCTGTCCTGATCGGCGACCACGCTTGCGCGGAAACCACTCGTGAACTCAAGGATGTTAGCGATTTCTGGTGAAGTCACCAAGAAGTTAGCGCCACCACGAAGCACCTTACGGTGAATCTGAGCGCTGACGTCATTGATAGTCTCAACGAGTGTCTCATACCACTCGCTAACTGTACCAGTGAAGTCAGGCGGTGTTGCTGCATCAGTGATGTCTTCGCCTGTGCCACGATTAAGGAAGAGCCCTGGGCGGCGACTCCAGTACATTGTACTGGCAGTTGCACCATCAACAAGGTCACCCAAGATCTCCTGGTCAATTTCAAGAGCAATCTGCTCCGAAAGAATACCAGTGAGTTCGACTTCAGCGTCAAGGCTATGATAAGCGTTAAGATCCTGAGCAAGTTCAGGAGTCCACTTGGCCTTGAGCTTCTTCGTCATGGCGGTTACAGCAATGCTGTCCACCTTGATGTCGATCTCAGGGATCTTTTCTTGACTTTCAAGTCCCCACTGGTCTCCACCAACAACTGCACCCAGACTAGAAGGAACAGCATCAAAAGTGTCCTTAAGGGGCATTGTCAGGTCCAAGAGGCATGCACCGTGTGTGTCGGCGGCGACTGTGGTGGCGTTCGCTGTGATAAACACAAGCACCAACTTACCATCAGCATCAACATGTGTCAGGCGGCGCTGCAATGTGCCACCATGAACAATGTCCGTAGCGGGCCCGCCGTCATCAATCACGTGCCCGGTGGCGTCGACCTTATCGGCGCCGGCGGCACGGCTTACACCGGCAGCGGTTGATTCAGTAACATCACGAAGAAGGTCTAAGTTAACAGCAGAACCATCACGTGGTGAAGTGGCGGCGGCATCGGCCAAGGCCACATCAGTTGCTCGGGCTCGAATGTCGGCTGCGGCGCCTAGGCTTTTGACTACAAGAACGCGCGCGCCGTCGAGCACATCGGGATCGTGCCGGCATGCTTGGAGGCCTGCGGGGCTGAGATCCGCCGGGGCGGCGTCATCGACCTCTACAAACGCGAGGCGAACGGTCTTCGTCGGGCTTGAAAATGTGCCACCCAAGTTGTAGAAACCACCTGGATCGCCGTCAATGCGGATACCATCCTGGATGTCACGGCCTCTTGCAGGGGTTGATCCATCCTGTTGGAGACCACCA